GTGTACAAAAGGGCTTTATTGTGCCTGAATTGCCGCTGCCTGTTGTAGATCCACAATCCCCGCAAGCTAACCAAAGTATCAAGTGGAATAGCAATAAAAAAAGAAACAATCACTTTTAATTTTTAATAAAAAATGGAACAAAAGAAAGTAAAAACACCGGCTGCAAAAAAAGCAAATAAAACCAACGTTGTAAAAGGCAGTACAGATGGTAGCAGCATCATTATAAATAATTTAGTGGTACGCACTGCCAATAGAGGCACAAATGATATTGGAGGCTGGAGGACTGCACATAGGCAGGCTGAGGCCGTTTTAGGTACTGGCTCTAGGGTGTTGCTCTACGATCTTTTTGATGATATTTTACTAGATCCACACCTTAGTGCTGTAGTGGATAAACGTATTATGAGTATCACAAATCATAAGCTACGATTTGTGAATGATAGTAAGGAAGTTGAGGAGGTGAGCAAGATCATAAAAACTAAAGGTTTTAGGGAGCTGCTACGGGAAATGATGTTAGCCCATTTTTGGGGTATTACCTTAGTTGAAGTAAGCCAGGATAGAGATAACAACATTATTTCCTACAGCGTGCCACGTAAGCACATCAGGCCACGCACTCAGCAAATAGTAAAAGGTCAGTATGATGCTGATGGCAGTGGCATTAATTACCGTGAAGGTATGTATTTAAATACCTGTGTAGAGGTTGGCACTCCAAATGGTTTAGGATTGCTTTTGAAAGCTGCACCATTTGTACTTTATAAACGTGGTTGCTGGGGGAACTGGGCGCAATATGCTGAGGTGTTTGGTATGCCTACCAAAATAGGCAGATATAATGGATATGATGAAGCTACACGCATTGCATTAGAACGGGCATTAGATGAGGCCGGCAGTGCGCTTAGTATCGTTTTACCTAAAGAGGCTGATCTATCTTTTTTAGAAAGCAAAACTACTGCTGCCAGTGGGGATTTATATAAGGATCTTGGAAATGCGTGTGATGAGCAATTAAGCATTTTAGTACTGGGCCAAACAGAAACAACAAAGAGCAGCCAAAGCAGTGGCTATGCGCAAAGCAATACGCATAGCAAGCAGCAGGAACAAATAGCGGATGATGACAGGGCATATATGCTGGGCTATTTGGAAACTGAGGTACGCAGGGTGCTCAAAGCAATGGGGTATCCTATGGATGGTGGGGAATGGCAATTTGAGCAGATTAAAGAGCAGGTAAGCCTAAAGGATAGAGTAGTAATTGACACTACTTTGAGAGATAATGGATTGCCAATTGATGATGATTATTTTTATGAAACTTACAGCATTCCAAAGCCTAAAGACTATGATGCTGTGAAAAAGGAAACACCACCAAAAAAAGATCCTGGTACACCAAAAAAAGACATTTTGAAAAATCATGATGGTGCTAATACTATAACAGTCACTTTAGATGATTTAAAAGATTTTTTCGCCTTAGCCACTCCTACAGTGTAGCAGTGGCATATACCGGAAAATTTACGGAGCTTGAGCAGCTTTACAACTCACAGGATTGCTGCCATATTGAAACACTGGCCGGTGATGATCTTTTAATATCCGATGCAGAACTAGAGGCATGGGTAAAAGATATTTATACAAATGGCAAAGGCACTATGCACATACCCACTGTACAGAAAGTAGCTAAAAAATATTGGCAGGCCGTGCAAGATGGCTATGGTAAAAATTTCAATGATGTAGATTTGAATAGCCCTGATGCTATGATGCTAACGCATTTGGCAAATAACTGTTACACTTTTAGTGCTGCAAAAAATCGCACACACCTCCAGCAGCTTACTGCACTAATCAATGATAATGGAAAAATACGTGAATGGCCAGCTTACTACCAGGAGGCTCAGAAACTTAATTTAAAGCTCAATAAAACCTGGTTAAAGACTGAGTATGATTTAGCTATTGCCGGTGGCACTATGGCCAGCAAATGGGTGCAGTTTGAAAGTGATGGTAAAGCAATGTTACGTTATTCTACTGTAGGTGATGCAAGGGTACGTGATACACATAGAGCTTTAGACGGTATCACCTTACCGGTAAACCATGTTTTTTGGAATACCAACTATCCCCCTAATGGTTTTAAATGCCGTTGTGATGTTGACAAATTACCTTATAGTTCACCTGCAACGCCAAATGATAAAATACCTGGCACTGGTGATGATACCGTACCTCCTTTATTTCAAGTCAATTTAGGTAAATCTCATTTAGCATTCCCACCAAAGCACCCATACTACACAAACGCTACTGCACCTATACCAGCAGCTAAAAAAGCTGGTAAGAAAAGCAGCAGTACTGAGGCAGATCTAGGTGGTGGTTTTACACCAGTAAATTTGGAGGAGTTTAAAGCTGTACATGATAGTAAAATTGATACAAGCATTTTTAGTTATCTCAAAAAAGAAACCCCATTAGTAAAAAATAATAGAGCTAGTGGGGCATCTTACAAGCCCTGGTCGAATGAGGTGCATATACCGTTAAACCTAAGAGCTAAACGCAGCAAATACTATATCCCAAAAGTAATTTACCATGAGTATGGCCATGCAATTGATTGGCAATATAACTTGAGAGGCAATGATCTTGTAAAGGATTTAATGGACAAGCATAGGAAAATTTTATCTAAAGATCATAATGCCGGTTATAAAAAGTTAGATGAAAAACTTTTTAAAATCGGTATCCAAGCATGCAAAAAAAATTGGTTCGATATTGGTGAAATGGTAGGAGGTGCTAGAGATACAATAATGAGTTTAAATGCTCGTTTTGGTGATGGTCACAAAAAAGCTTATTGGAATAATCCAGGCTTTAAAGAAGCCGAATTTATTGCACATATGTTTGAAAATGTTTATTGTGGAAATCCGGTATTTAAAAAATACTGGCCTGATCTGTACGATGACATGTTATTGCTTTGGGAGCAATTAAAAAAGGAGGTTATACAAAAATGATAGTATCAATATCTATATCATCATCTAATTTATCGGCCGGTACTGCACTTTCATCTAAAGCAAGTTTTTTGCCATTCTTTTCTGCCTGCTCCAGCAGATCAAACAAAGATGCTTCACCTAAAATAGTATGGAGGCTTAATAAAAACCCTGAATACTCGTTATACACAGCCGTTTGCTGCTCAAATAATTGTTTACCTGTCATAACTACAAAAGTACATAATAATTCAAACCAATACAATGCCATTAACTAATAATAATATTCGCAAAAAGGCTGCTGCATTACGCAGCAGGTTACTCACATTACCTGTTAAAATTGGTGATACAGCAGTACTATTTACAAAGCAAAGGTTTGGGCAAAAAAACTGGATAGGTGATAGAGTAGAATACTGGAGGCCACGCAAACCGCATAGCAGGTGGGGTAAAACTGCACGTAACAAAGGCCGTGCTTTATTGGTAGATACTGGCAGGTTACGCAGGAGTGTACGGATTATGGGTAAAACTTCCTATAGTGTAACCATTGGCAGTGATGTACCCTATGCCACTGCTCATAACGATGGCTTTAGAGGTAGTGTAAGCCAGCAGGTAAGCGCACATGCCAGGCGCAAATTTGGCAAAGAAAAGGTAGGTACTGGTAAGTTTAATAAAAACGGATCTGAGCGCACACGAAGTAAAAAAGTGGTTGCAGGAACAACGCAGGTAAGCGCACATGCCAGGACGATAAAACAAAATATCCCACGTAGAAGATTTATAGGACAAAGCCAGTACCTCACAAAGCAGATTGAACGATTGATAAGTAGTGAAATAATGAAAGCAATTAAATAACTTTTAAACCAAAATACAATGTCATTACAAAGCCCTTTAAGCAAATTATACACCGCCCTGATAGACCGTATCAAAACTAAAACACCGGGCATTAAATTCATAAGCCAGGATCTAGGACAATTAGAGTTTTACGATGATAGGCCGCCGGTTACTTTTCCATGCCTGCTTATTGATGTGGGGGAATTAAATTTTACAGATGCCGGTAATGGAATGCAAATAGCACTTACAAATATTACGCTCCGTTTGGCACTAGCCACCTATAGTGATGTGAGCAGCTTAACCAGTGATCAGATCCGTGCGCTGGGCCTGCAATTTTATGAGCTGGAGCATCAGCTTTGCAGTGACCTGCATAACTGGACACCTCCGCATGATGAGCTGGGTGCATTGGTACGTGCAGCCACGAACACTGAAAAGAGAGATGATAATATACGTGTGCGACAAATTACATTCAGCACATCATTACAGTACGATGCCGATACTATAGATCCAACTGTAACACCGATGGAAATTACATTTAATTTAAACCCTTAAAATACTTTTTAAAATGAGCCTTACTAATCAAGCTAAACGCTTAGACATTTTACAAATAGATGGCAATGCACATGTATTTACATTGCAGGTATTTAATACCACTGATAACAGTTTTATTGATCTAGATGCAAACCCATTAGCCATGATCCTCAAAGATGCCAGGGGTGTGAACGCTGGTAGCCCTGTAATCACACTAGTTACCAATGAGAAAGCAAGTATTGATATAGCCGCTATTGTGCCAGCAGGTTATAGCGGCACTTTAAAATATACCATTGCCTATACCGATACCGTAAGTGGCAGCTATATGCAACTATTAAAGGGAAATATTGATTGTGTAGACAGCGTACACATGCCTGCTGATACCACCGATTATATTACCAATGGTAATGAGGTAACTGTAGAGGCAGATTTTGGTGTAACCAATAATATAATTTTGCATATTGCAAATGGTGTACCTGGCGCTATTGGGCCACAAGGGCCACAAGGTTTACAGGGGCCACAAGGGCCACAGGGTGCAGGCCTTAGTAGTGGATTTTTAAGTATAGATAATTGGGTAGATGGCATAGATGCAATAGAT